TAGATAATCTTAATGTAGAGGCAGTGGTGGCTCCCACTCCACAAAATAGAACAGCACAGGCGACAAATATCACGTTCGAAGTGATAGAACCTTTTAGTATAGGTGTGTTTTTTCAAGCAATGAAAATACAAGCCATCAAAGCATATGGACCAGATGCAGACTATTTGACAGTGCCATTTGCATTAATTATAGATTTCAAAGGATATGACGACGAAGGCAACGTTTCTAAAAATGATAAAAATTTAAGACAACTAAGGAGAGTGATTCCAATTGGAATGAGGAACGTAGAGATGACAGCCAATCAAGCAGGAGGTAGATATTCTTGCCAAGCCTATCCTTGGAACGAAATGGGACTTCGTGATGCATTTGTTTCTATCAAACAACAAGTGACGCTTACTGGGACCACTGTTCATGAATTATTACAGAGTGGTGAAGACAGCCTAATGAATCAACTAAACAGTATAGGGTCAGACAAGAAAGCAAAACAAAAGAAAACTAAAAAAGATGAAACAACGGAAGAAATACCACATGAATCGACTGTTGTATTTTTTCCTGAACCTTTTGGAGTAGACAACGACACGTTGGTGCCTTCAGAAGAAGACATATCGGCATTAAACGAAGACAGAGCCACTCGCGTCTACCATACGGATTTTTCAACTGAGCCAGATGATTATTCAACACAATTTTCAACACGTAAAGCAGACAAGCAACTTACAACTATTTTTAGCACAGGACAAAGCGGTGCAATAAACGTAAGTAATTTTTTAGGAAGTGCGGTTGGAGACGGTGGAGGATTGAGACTTAATCAGGGAAAGGGCAATGCTTTTTTTGGAAATGAAATAGGCAAATCTAAAATGCTTACCGCCGGCACTAATCCTTATAACAGCAAAAAATTTGCTGATTCAGACGTTGTTTATAACAAAGAAACAAAAACATTTGACAGAGGCAAAAGTCAGACTTCATTTTTAGATAATAAGATAACCATGAAGTTCGAAAAAGGAACTAAAGTTACAGATATAATTGAAAATGTAATTTTATTTTCAGAATATGGACAGAGCATAGGAATGGCTCATGATGGAAATAAACGCAGAACGCCTTTTGTGCCTTGGTTTAGAATTCATCCACAATGTTGGCAATTAAGAGATAGTTTTGTTAGAAAACATACAGGTAGAGATCCGGTCGTGTTCACTTACAATGTGATCCCTTATGAAGTCGCGGAATCAATGTTTGTCGATCCTACGGATTTTCCTAAGGGTTTCGATTTACTTCAGTCTTCTGTAAGAAAAAAATATGATTATCTTTACACAGGCATTAATAAGGATATCCTTAATTTCGATATTAATTATAGATTTACATTCTTTGATCAACAAAGAGAAAGACCCAATGTAACAAGTAATACAAGTGACGTAGGTAAAGGTACAAGAGTAGAAACTGATGTGGTGGCAGGTAAAGATTCTAAATTTGAATTCTTTCCAAGATCGCAGACAGTGGTTTCAGCGGGTTCGGCCCAGGCGATTGCTGAAGATAATAGTTCAAGGGCAAGTGGCTTAGATGCGGATTCTCCAGAAGTACAAGTGGCAAGACAATTCAATGAAAAAATAGTAAACAGTAATGTTGACCTTTTACAACTGCAATTACGTATAATTGGTGACACATATTTTTTACCTAACAGTGGAATGGGTAATTTAGTTGTAACAGATTCAAGAAAACGTAACAGTGCAATAGAATTTGGTGAACGTGAAATGGATTACCTAAACACGCAAGTACACGTTGAAGTAAATTTTAACACGCCTGTAGATATAAATGAACAGACAGGAGATATGAATTTAGGTGCAATCAAACTTCAAGAACAAAAGCAAAATATTAAACTTGGAGTATTCAGTGCCATTTATAGAGTAACTAAAGTACGAAGCGAGTTTGTTGGAGGAAAATTTGAACAGGATCTAGAATTGGTTGCTCCTGCGTCTATGACACTCGGTCAAAAAGAAACTAAATCAACTTCAAAAGCAACTACCAAGAAAACAGATACGGGCGATATTAAACTTGAAAATGATGGGTTTATTAAATCTGGCACAATAACGGACGGAGTGGCATAATGAAATTAGACAAAAGGCAGTCATTAAACAAAGCAATAGAAAAAAATGCTGGTCCATACGAAGCCAAAGTTGTCAATGTGCTTGACCCTGTGTATAGCGGATCAATTGAAGTGGAACTGTTGCGTAGCACAGATTCAGGTGCAGGAGAAGGTACAGGACAAAAAGTTGTTTGTAGATATCTACATCCTTTCTATGGCACAACTCATGTGCGTGGATTGACAAAAAATGATGGATACTCAGACAGCCAACAAAGTTATGGTATGTGGTTTGTTCCACCCGATGTAGGCAACAGAGTATTAGTAATGTTTGTGGAGGGTAACATCAACAGAGCATTCTGGATTGGCTGTGTGCAACAAGCAACAATGAATTTTATGTTGCCTGATGGAAGACCAGCAACGACAACGACTGATACCGAAGATGCTAGTTTAATTGGAAAAAAATTACCAGTAGGCGAACACAATAAATTAAGACAGAGTGACACAACAATTACAAATCCTCTTAATCTTAAAAAGCCAATCAATATTTTATTTAAGGCAGTCTTAGATACGCAAGGATTAACAGCAGATGAAACAAGAGGTTTGACAACTTCTAGTGCAAGGAGAGAAGTTCCAAGTTCGGTATTTGGAATAAGCACACCTGGACCACTGGATAAAAGCGTTGTGTCAGGAGAATTTGCTACATCAAGGTTGGGTGGCACATCAATAGTAATGGATGACGGTGATGACAAATTTATTAGAAAAACAAAAGCAGGTGAAGGAAAATATGAATATGTAAATGTAGAAGGCACTGAAACAAGCACAGAAGGTGATGCGACAGTACCACACAACGAATTATTTAGAATCAGGACACGTACAGGACATCAAATACTTTTACATAATTCAGAAGATTTAGTTTATGTTGCTAATGCAAATGGATCTGCGTGGATAGAAATGACGTCAAGTGGAAAAGTTGACATATTTGCCAACGACAGTGTAAGTGTTCACAGTAAAGGTGATTTCAATTTTAAAACAGATAGAGATTTTAATCTTGAAGCAAATAGGAATATTAATTTAAAAGCAAGTACAATTAACACAGAAGTAGGAACAGAAAATTTAAAAGTAGCAGGAACACAAACTAATCAGATAGGAGCAACACAAAATACAACTGTAGGTGCTACATCCAATCTTTATGCTGGTGCAAACGTAAACATCGATGTTGGTGGACTTGTGAATATTGCTAATGGCGTGTTTTCTGGAGCGCCGGTCACAGATTTATCTGTGTTTACTAATCCAGGAGAAACAACAGATTCTATAATGAAACGTATTCCACAGCATGAGCCTTGGACCCATCATGAAAATTATGATCCAATTGCGGTTGCTATGGACAAAACTGATAGAGATGTGGCTGATCAAATAGTAGTTGCTGAGCCAACCAACATTCCAGACACATTTAAAAATGCAAGGACGTAAGGATAGTAAATAGTAATATGTCAGAGAAAAAATTATATAAGGATGTCACAGTAACAAAGGGAAGATTGCCAACTGCTACTCCCACACAAAGAGCATACAGAGGTATAAGCACAGCCAATAATGATAACCAGAAATTTGGCTTGTACGATGTTGGACTTATCAAGCAGGACCTAATTAATCATTTTCACATATCGCAGGGTGAAAAACTTGAAAATCCTACGTTTGGCACTATAATTTGGGACGTGATACATGACCCAATGACACCAGATTTAGAAGATGCAATCAAAGAAGATGTAATGAATATTATTAACAATGACCCAAGGGTGAGAGCCTCACAGGTGCTGATTACTCCTTTTGAGTCCGGCTTACAGATAGAAGTCGACCTGGAGTATCTAAAATATAATGTGTCAGAGAAACTAAGATTGACCTTTGACGAAAAGAATGGATTAATGAATTAAATGCGTACTTTACTAACTCAAATAAATAATGGTATAAAAAGGAAAGTTCATGTCAACAACAGATAGATTAAACAGATTATTACTTGCAGAAGATTGGAGAAGGGTCTACCAATCATACAAAAACGCTGAATTCCAAAGTTACGATTTTGATACTTTACGTAGAACAATGATACAATATCTACGTGATAATTATCCTGAAGATTTTAATGACTACATTGAGTCATCTGAGTATCTGGCTTTAATAGATTTAATTGCTTTCCTTGGACAAAACTTGTCATACAGAATTGATTTAAATGCAAGAGAAAACTTTTTGGAACTTGCAGATAGAAGAGATAGTGTTTTAAGATTAGCAAGACTAATAAGTTACAATGCAACAAGAAATCAAACAGCAAATGGTTTGATGAAAATGATTGCAATTTCTACAACAGAAAATATTGTTGACAGTAATAATTTAAATCTATCTGGGCAGACTGTTACATGGAATGATTCAGGCAATGCAAACTGGAACGAACAATTCACTAAAGTTTTAAATTCCGCACTTTCGGAAAATGAAAAATTTGGCAGTCCAATTAAAAGTGGCGTGATTGATTCTATACCAACTAATCAATATAGATTTAATTCTGCAAATTCAGATGTGCCTGTATATTCATTTACAAAAAATGTTGATGGATTAAATTTAGATTTTGATTTAGTTTCAACAGGTTTCAACGATAGTTCAATACTTGAAGAAACTCCACAGGCCGGTTTACCTTTTAAACTAATCCACAGAGATGATGGAAAAGGTAGTGCCAGCAACAATACAGGTTTCTTTGTTCATTTTAGACAGGGTGTTTTAGACCAAGGAGATTTTAATTTAACTACACCTTCAAACAATCAAACAGTTTCCGTTGACGCAAACAATGTGAATAATACAGATGTTTGGTTATGGGGATTGGATGCAGACGGATTAGAAACTAATTTATGGACAAAAGTAGATTCAACATTGGGAAACAATGTAATTTTTAATTCTACTGCAAAGGATATTAAAAATATTTACACAGTTCTCACAAAAAATAGAGATGCTGTAGAATTAAAATTTGCCGATGGCACATTTGGAAATTTGCCACAAGGTAGTTTTAGAGTTTACTACAGAACAAGTGCTAATCGTTCTTTAAGAATTACTCCAGACGATATGCAAAATATTTCAATAGATATTGATTATGTTTCTGCGAATGGTCAAACAGAAACAATGACCATGACATTTGGATTACAATACACAGTTGATAATGCAACAGCATCAGAATCAAGTGAAAATATAAAAACAAATGCACCTGCAACTTATTACACGCAGAATAGAATGATAACAGGTGAAGATTACAATGTTGCACCTTTGGGAACAAATCAAGAGATAGTAAAAGTCAAAGCAACAAATAGAACTTCTAGCGGTATATCAAGATATTTTGATTTAATAGACAGCACAGGAAAATACAGCAACACAAATATTTTTGGTGCCGATGGTTCAATGTACAAAGAAGATACAGAAACATTAGACAGTTTCAGTTTTAGCACACAGACAGATATAGAAGGTGTAATTGCAAATAAAATTGAACCTATGTTGAGTGACAAGAAAACAAGAAACTACTACATAGAAAAATTTCCAAAAATTTTATTAACAGATTTAAATGCCACTTGGAATCAAGTAACATCCGCAACAAATTTATCCACAGGTAAATTTACGAACAGTGCAACATCTACAAATTATCAAGTAGGAAGTTTTACAGCAAGTCAAATGAAATACATTGAGCCCGGTGCAATGATTAAATTTGAAGCGCCTGCTGGTTTCCATTTCATGGGAAATGACAATAACAAATTGATGTCAGGGACTGCTGATCATCCTAATTCAAGAACTTATGTGTGGACTTCTGTTGTTAGTGTTTTAAACGATGGTGTTTCAAATACAAGCACAGGTGAAGGCGCTATATCTTTAAATGATGTGATTCCTTCTAATGCAATAGCAACTCAGATATTACCTAAGTTTAGTAAGCAATTAGGTGATGACGTAAAATCTTTGATGATTGATCAAGCATTCGCATACAACAACTTTGGTTTAAGATATGACGTTGCAACAAGAAAATGGCAAGTTATAGATGAAAACAATCTAAATGTGTACGGAACATTCAGCACAGGTAAGACAGGCGATTTGACTAATCAACAGTTGGACGCAAGTTGGATCATAAGATTTTTGACCAACGGATCTACTTACACAGTGACAACACGTGGATTGCGTTATGTGTTTGAAAGTAAAAGGGAAGTGAGATTCTATTACGATAGTGCAGATAGAAACTTTAATGTGCAAACAGGAAAAACACTGCAAGATAAAATTGCTGTGTTGGCTGTGAACACAAAACCAGATTCAACAGCAAACTTTAATTTAGACTTGAATTTCAGTGTGTCCACAGAATTTAGAAATGCAGAAGGATATGTGGACAGTTCTAAAATTGAATTGAGCCAATTTGATAGTGATCAAGATGGAATAGTAGACAATCCAGATGCATTCAATCACGTGGTTGATCCAGAAACTAATCCATTAACAAAATACGTTTTCCAGAAATTAGTTACTGGAAACACTGGCACAACCAGATACGATTATGTGGATGCCGCAACAGAAAAGATCTATGTAAGACAGACAAGTGTTGGCACAATAGGTGATTACACAAACGGAGATATTGTGTATCTAGTAGACAGCGATTCATTCAAACAGATTAATACAAGCACAAACACCACAAGTGATTTAACAAATTATGTTGCTCATGTTGGCAGAGACAAAATTAAATTCCAATATGTCCACACTGTGGACGGTAACACAAGATTGGATCCTAGTGCATCCAACATCATTGATATGTATTTGCTTACAAGAACTTATGACACTGATTTCAGATTATGGTTGAATGGCACAAACGCAAACAAACCATTATTGCCAAGCAGTGATTCATTGTTCACGAACTTCAATGGTGCATTGGCACCTATCAAATCCATCAGTGACACACTGATATATCATCCAGTCAAGTACAAAGTATTATTTGGCACAAACGCAGATTCAAGCCTACAGGCTACATTCAAAGTTGTAAAAAACCCTGAGCAGGTAACGAATGATGCAGATATTAAGAGCAGAGTTATAGATGCAATCAATTTATTCTTTTCTTTGGAAAACTGGGAATTCGGTGACACTTTCTATTTCACAGAATTAAGCACATATGTGATGAACGCATTGGCTCCAGACATAAGCACGTTTGTCATTGTGCCTAACGCAGGATCGCAGACATTTGGAAGTTTATATGAAATCAGAAGTGAGAACGATGAAATCTTTATCAGTGGTGCTAAAGTTACAGATGTACAAATAATAGATGCCATCACTGCAAGTAACCTTAGATCATCTGGTTCAATTGTTACAAGCACGTCAACTGACACAGGATTGAGTGGAACTTTGACATTGGGTAGTTCATCTACGTCTACTTCAACATCTACGTCAACGGGATCCACATCATACACGTCGGGCAGTTCAAGTTCAGGATCATCAGGAGGCTCTAGTGGAGGAAGTGGATATTAATGGCATACGACAAAGATCAACAGGAATTTCCGTTACCAACTGGGTCGAACAAAGACGATAGAAAGTCGGCAGAATTTTTACCCAAGTATTTCCGCACACCCGTAAATAATAAATTCTTACATAGCACACTTGATCAATTAGTATCACAGGGCAGACTTGAAAAGATCAACGCATACTACGGAAGAAAAGGCACAGCAAATTATCAAGCGGGAGATTTGTATGTCAGCGAAGTAAACAAGGATAGAGAGAATTACAAGTTAGAACCTAGCATTGTGCAATCAGACAGTTTAGGTAATGTAAACTTCTATTCAGACTACATCGACTACTTCAGCCAAATTAAAAATTTGGGCGGCTCCGCCGAGAACCACAGTAACCTCAACGCCCAAGAATACTATGCCTGGTCACCAAAAATTAATTGGGACAAATTTGTAAATTATAGAGAGTATTTCTGGTTGCCTTACGGAGCAGATACAGTCACGGTTACCGGTCAACAAAGAAGTGTGACAAGCACATACACAGTCACCAAGTCAGATGCAGGCGACAATTACGCATATATTTTTACGCCTGATGGATTAACTTCTAATCCAACGTTAAAATTGTTTAAAGGTCAAACTTACGTGTTTGATATTAACACACAAGGATTACCTTTTACAATTAAAACTGAAAGAAATTTAGATGACAGTTACAATTACAACACAGGAGTGAGTTCGCAAAAAGTAGAAAAAGGAACAATCACTTTTACAGTAAGCGACACAACACCAGACACTTTGTACTATGGTTCAAGCAAAGACATAGAAACATTTGGATTAATTAAAATTTATGATATTGCTGAAAATTCTGCAATAGATGTTTCTAATGATGTATTAGGAAAGAAAACTTATACTTTACCTAACGGCATTGCTCTATCAAACGGAATGAAAGTAAATTTCCGGGGAACAGTGACTCCTACAAGTTATGAAGAGGGAGAATACTATGTTGAAGGCGTTGGTGAAGCAATTAAATTAATTAATATACAAGACTTAGAAGTTGTTAGTTCATATACACAGCAAACGCAAGTCCCGTTCGACACAGTAAATTTTGATACAGTTGGATTTGGAACTGCAACATCTTACGCAGTAAACAAGGACTATGTTGTAATTAACAAAGCATCACCTGATAGAAATCCATGGAGCAGACACAATAGATGGATTCATAGAACAGTTATTGAAGATAGTGCAAAAGCAAACGGAAATATACCTAACATAGATCAAACTTTAAGAGCCAGACGTCCTATTATTGAATTTGAAGCAGGATTAAAATTATGGCAGTTTGGTACATCTTCAAAAGGTATTATTGATTTAATAGATGACAAAACAACAGATGTGATGAGCAACGTAGAAGGCTCGACAGGATATTTTGTTGATGGTGTAAATCTAACAAATGGAATGAAAGTTTTGTTCACAAAGGATCCAGATCCTTTAGTCGCAAATAAAATTTATACAGTAAAAATATTAACGTTTACGCAAGGTAACACATCAACAGATCAAATAAGTTTAGTTGAAGATTCAACAAGTCCTGCATTGGAACACGAAACAGTTCTTGTGCGTAATGGAACTAAGAATGCAGGAAAAATTTATTACTTTGATGGAACGGATTGGAAACTGACGCAGGAGAAAACAAAAGTAAACCAAGCACCTTTATTTGAATTGTATGATGCAAATGGCAATAGTTATGCTTCATCTACATATCCTAACTCCAGTTTTATAGGAAACAAAGTATTTTCATATAAGGAAGGGACAGGCACAAATGATCCTGAATTAGGTTTTCCGTTATCATATCTAAATGTAGAAAATATAGGAGATATTGTTTTTGACTACAATTTGCCTAATGCAGATTTCAAATATGTGGTTTCTGGTGTGCAAACTACACAAACAACCAGTGCGGCATTTTTAAGAAAATATTCTGATAGAACTACATTTGCTTCTGTTAATGGTTGGACAAAGGCACCAACTGAAAGTTATCAAAATGTAATTAGACAATATGATGCAACATCTAAATTATTAAATGACTTCGCAATAGACGTGTACAATAACAGTGGCGATTTAAATGATTTAGTTGTAAAAGTTTCTGTCAATGACAAACAGCAAATAGAAAATACAGATTACACAATCAATAGAATTAATCAAATCGCATATGTAAATTTTACAAAAAATCTAAATGTAGATGACGTAGTTGTAATTAAGACAAGAAGTGCCACAGTTAAAAATGCAAATGGCTACTATGAATTTCCAAGTAATCTACAAGGCAATCCATTAAACGATGATGTGTCAACATTTACAACAGGACAAATAAACGATCACGTTAGAAGTATTACTAATGAATTACCAGGATTGGTTGGTAACACACCAGGCGTAAGCAATCTAAGAGATTATCCCAATGCATCGGAATACGGTAGAAAATTTGTAAAACATTCTGGACCAATTGGTTTAGCATCTTATTTGATTAACAGAAAAGATATTAATATTATCAAAGCAATAAAATACAGTCAAAATGAATACACAAAATTTAAACGTTCGTTTGTAAGTGCCATAGACACATTAGGATATGAAGGAAGTGTCCAAACTACTGTTGACAAATTATTAGAAAAATTAAACAAAGACAACACTAAATCATCTCCATTTTTCCAAACAGACATGATTGGTAGAGGTGCCTTCAAAAAGACTGAGCACAAAGTTTTAGATGTGGACAGCAAGTTTTATCAATTGTCGAGCACATTTGATCTAACAACTCTATCGAAACAAGCAGTGTACGTCTATCATAATGATATTCAATTAATACATGGAAAAGATTACACATTTTCAAATGGTTTTGTAAGTGTTTCTAAAACATTGACTTTGAATGATGTGATCCATGTTTATGAATATGACACAACAAATGGCAGTCACATTCCTGCAACACCAACTAAATTAGGATTGTATCCTGCTTATAGACCTATGAAGTATTCAGATACAACTTTAGTCACTCCTGTAAACGTTATACAAGGGCATGACGGAAGTATCACTGTTGCATACAACGACTTTAGAGATGACTTAATATTAGAACTTGAAAAAAGAATTTACAATAATATAAAAGTAACTTACAGTGAAGATATTTTAAATTACAAAGATCTTTTACCTGGAACAAACAGAACAAATATTTTTGAAGACAAAACAATTAATAACAGCATTTTGCCTGATTTCAATGAATGGTTAGGCTTTGTTGGTAACACTGACTATACAAATAATTCTTATTATCTAATTGGCGATAGCAGAACTTGGAATTACAGTCATGCAGTAAGTCCGGCTGGAGTGCAACTAAATGGATTCTGGAGAGCCATATACAAAAAATTATACGACACAGATAGACCAAACATCACTCCATGGGAGATGTTAGGTTACAGCGTAGAACCTAGTTGGTGGGAAAGTACATATGGACCAGCACCATACACAAAAGACAATCTAGTATTATGGAAAGATTTAGAAGAAGGCATTGTAAGAGAGCCTAACAAAAAAATTGTATACAAAGAAAATTATGCAAGACCTGGACTAACAGGGCACATACCTGCGGATAGCGATGGCAATATCAGAAGTCCATTTGATAGTTCATATGCAAGACAAGTAGATCCAACATTAGGAAAAGCAGATTTTACATTTGGCGACCAGAGTCCTGTTGAATCAGCATGGAGAAGAAGTTCAGATTACCCATTTGCTTTATTGAAAGCATTTATCTTACATCAACCATCTAAAGTAATAGGAGTTGGTTGGGACACATCTAGAATTAGTAGAAACAGTGCAAATCAGATTGTATATTCTAATGGCTTGCCTATTCAAACAAAAAATTTAATTTTTCCAAGTTCTATAAGCGAAACTAAAGAAGTCAATACCGCTGGATTAGTAAATTACCTTTATGAATACATTGAAACTAATTTGTTGACCGACTATGCAGAATACAAAACAAATATAAAAAGCATACAAGCACAGATAGGATTCAAAATCAGAGGTTATAGCAAAAAGGATAAATTTCAAATTATATTGGATAGCAAAACACCTAATGCTTCTACATCAGTATTTGTGCCACAAGAAAACTACAGATTAATACAAAATACAAGTGCACCAATAAAAATATTGTCTTATAGTGCATTGATAGTTGAATTGACAGCATCGGGTTATATTTTACGTGGCTACGATAAAAATACACCACAAATAAAGTATTATCAATACGTGCAACAGGTTGCGGACCCAGTAATAAATGTTGGTGGAGTAAGTGCTTCATTTGTTAATTGGGGAGAAAATAACAGATATGATGTAGGTCAGTATGTAAAATACAATGATCAATTTTATGCAACAGAAACAGCACACTTGTCTACAGAAACATTTGATCTGAGCAAATTTGTAAAATTAGTTGACTTACCTATAGAAGGTGGAGCGGATGGCATAATAAGAAGAAAGTTTGATAAATCCAGTGTGTTAGAAATACCTTATGGCACTTTAATAAAAACAAAACAAGAAGTGCTAGACATTATTTTAGGTTATGGCGAATACTTGACTGATCAAGGATTTGATTTTAATGAATTCAATAAAGAATTAGAAGTAGTAACCAACTGGCAGTTAAGTGCAAAAGAATTTTTATTCTGGACTACTCAAAAATGGGATCAAGGAAGCGTAATAAGTTTAAGTCCAGGTTCTAGAAAATTATCTGTCAAATCAAATTACAGTGTTGCCGACGATGTCGTAAATAATTTTTACAGTTATGGAATACTAAAAGAGGACGGCAATAAGTTAGATAAAAACTTTTTGCGTATTGTTAGACAAGCAAATAATTTTAGTCTATTAACAAAAAATACTGTTAACGGAATTTATTTCTGCAAAGTGCCTCTTGTGCAAAAAGAACAAGTGTGCTTATTAGACAACAGCACATCATTCAGCGATTTAATATATGATCCTGCCAGCGGTTACAAACAAGACAGATTAAAAGTATTAGGTTATTTGACCGAATGGGACGGAAGTCAATCGATACCAGGCTTTGTATTCAGTGTAGCAAACATTAAAGAGTGGACTCAATACACCGATTACAGCATGAGCACAGTTGTAAAACACAAACAGTTTTATTATACGGCAAATAAAAAATTAAAAGGATCGGCAACATTTATAGATGCAGACTGGACAAGACTGGACGGCGCACCTAGTGACACTTTAATTTCTAACTTTGACTACAGAACAAATCAGTTTGGTGACTTCTATGACTTAGACACAGATAATTTTGATTCTGAGCAACAAAGAATGGCCCAACATTTGATTGGATATCAACCAAGAAATTATTTAAAAAATATCATTAATGATGACGTTGCACAATACAAATTTTATCAAGGCTTTATAAGAGAAAAAGGTACAAATAATTCTTTATCTAAAATATTTGACGCTTTGGCAAGTGCAGATAAAGAAAGTATTGATTTTTATGAAGAATGGGCAGTGCGTAAAGGACAATACGGAGCAAGTGCTGTATTCGATGAAGTTGAATTTAAATTAGATGAAAGTAAAGTAAGATTAAATCCACAACCAATTGAACTTACAGATGAACAACCTACAACGGAAAGTGATTTAACATATAGAATTCAATCAGGGCAGGTGTACTTGAAACCAGATGCTTATACTCATGCACCTTTTCCTACAAAATATAACAAAAATACTTACGTTAAAACAGCAGGTCCAGTTAATCCTGTAGATATAACATTAACAGTAGGAAAATATGCTGATTTACTTACGGCGGATATATCGACACTGGTAGATAATAATTATGTATGGGTAGGAGATTACAATTCTACTTGGAATGTGTTTAGATATTCTAAGACAACGCAAAGAATACAAGCAATAAATGTAGTGCAAAACACTATAGAAGTAGACACACTTAACACACCATCTATGACTGTTGGCGAAATATTTGTTGTATACGCAAACGGTACAAATTATACTTTTAAATGTACAAGTGTCGAACCATCAAAAATTATTTGTGAACCAAAGACAGGATTCCAGCAATTATCATCCGCAACAGGATACATTAGTAGATTTATTTCTGCTAAATTTACAAGCACAGATTCGATTAATGCAAGGGTTAATGAGACAGGTATTAGAGATAATGAAAAATTCTGGATTGAAACAAGTGATGACGGCAAATGGAAAGTAGTAAACAATAAATTTGTATACAAAACAGCAAATGAAATCAGCACAACGTCAACATCCAGTGATGAAAGTTTTGGACAAGTCATTGCAGTAAACAAAAATAATACGGTTGTTCTTGTAAGCCAACCTACAGACAGTGACGGAGCAATATACGTATTCATAAGAGGCACAGAAAGTGGCAGTTTAAGATTTTCACAGAAAATAGAAGCGCCTACTCAGGATCCTTTATTGACAAGTTTAGATCTATTTGGTTCGAGCAGTAGTTTTGGATCAGCAGTTGACATCAGTCCTGACGGAAATTTTGTTGTAATAGGTGCTCCAACTGCCGGCAACTTGAAAACTGAGTACAAAGGCGTGTTTAATCCTAGTACAAATTATAATGTAAACAATATTGTACAATACAAAAACCAATTGTGGAGAGCAACAAATCAGATTACTGGACAAGATCCTTCAGTAGACTTTACAACTTTTGATGGCAGTGGCTTGTATAGAGAAAGCACAGGCACATCCACATCAAACATTGTTATCGGGGACCACATATTTCCTAATGTAACAACAACTCACTTACTAATAAGAGCAAGTAGAGATCAATACCAAGGTACGAAAATTGGTGATAGATTAATCATGCAATACTTAGGATTCAGCAGTGATTATCCATTAGACAGAAGTAATTTAACAAAAGCGCCGCAAAAACCTTTTGCAGGAGTTGGTGACCCAACAATAAAAACCAACCTATTCAGTGCAACAGAAGTTCCAATCGTGCAAAAAGTTGATGCTATCTTAAAAGT